TTAACAAAAGAAGGTGAAAGTTTTGGTTGAGCGTTTAGCCCATTCTCAAAAGCATTCATATCAACTGCAATTCCCCAAGAGTGTAAACTCATACTTGTTAGTCCACGCATCTTACGAATATTAAAGCACCCATCCCAAGTTTTCAATTCCTTAACACATCCAGTTTTAATTAGATTAGTAAAGGCTTGTTCTAATGGCTTAACCATATCCTTGTTACAATAAATTCTTTTGGGTATTACACCAATCTCTAAATGTGCTGGCACATCCCAAAGGATCATGTAATTATTTTTTTCGGCTGGTTGGCCGTACTTTTTTAAAGCGTCTTTTGAGTAAACCATATTATATCCATTCTATTTTACGACCTAAATCCATTGGGATAAATAGGCCTATTTTACCATCTATAACTATACCACAACCAAGTGTAGGTCTTTTAGCAAATTGTTTAGCATAAGCCACAGCATAAGCATTTACATCAAGACCACAGCCAACATTTAAGCCAAAAATCATATCTCTTTCACTTGCACTATACATAACACCACCAAAAGAATGAATATGACCAATAACTGTAGATTGACGATTATCCTTTGCTCTATTTAAAGCTCCGATTTGACCACTACTACCAGTTCCATGAGTATATAAAACATTATCTATTTCGTGAGTATAATCCCATTTCCAACCATTAGGATAACCCATAATATCGTTATAGGTCTTCATCATTGATTTAGGCAATCCTGCCGTTTGTAGTTTCCTAAAAGGCAAAGCTGAGTGATTACCAATACATCCATAAACCTCAGGAAATGCTTTCCACCATTGTTCATGCTCTTTAATAGCTAATTCTAACTCATTACCGGCAGAATGTCCATCAGGATCAGTTTCGTGATAGCTTATAGCGTGAAAATCTGTATCATCACCAATATCCACAATGGTATTTACTTGAAATTTATTAAATACCTCGCAAACAAATTTAAAATAATCGGGATGAGTAAAAGGAGCGTGGCGGTCGCCAATAATTCCTACGACATTCGAGTTTCTGAAACTCTTAACTAAATCGTATTCACCAGAGTTTAGTCTTGGTCTGTACATATTGTTTAAGTTTTGATTTTAACACTAAGGTAATTACTATAATGCTAATAATCAAGAAAATAAAGAAATCACTATAATTAAAATTTCCTTTTGCGACAACCGACTTTCCTTTTTGTTTAATAAACACGTTTCTATATTCTATTTTTTTCTCGTAAATCCTTATTGGAACGGCCTTTTCGGCTATTATTGACGCTATTGAGTATATACCACTCTTGTAAATAATGCGAACACTACCCCCATTCTTTGTTGATAAGTATAATGTTGTATCTCTTTCAGGTTTGCTAAAAGAGAACTTTACGGTATCAGATTTTATAGTAACAATAGTATCTATTATACGCTCCGTAACAATTTTTGTTTTGTCAAAAAATACGCTATCTATTTTTGTTACTGTTCTTGTTTTGAATATACCACAAGAGGAAAGTAATAATAGCAAAAACCATAAACTATTTCTTATCGCCATCTTTAGCTTGTAATAAACCTATACCTATACCAATAGTAACTGCTGAATCTGTCCAATTAGTTTTGCCCATAAGAACAGAAGCAATACCACCAATAATTAATGCCCATCCAATAGCACTTGTCTTCCAACTCTTGCCTAATAACTTATGTAATAAACTTTCCATTACTTTCCTTGCCCCTTATATTTTTTAGTGTATAATTTAGAACTCTTTAATTTACTTGAACCCTTTTTAGAATGCTGGTTCGGTCTTTTAACTTTATTCTTTTTCTTAAAGGATTTTACATCCGTTACCTTTGCTCTTGCCATACTATTTACCTGAATACAATGCGTATTCTCTCTTTCTTCTGTTTAGTAAAATTGGTTTACCTCCTGCGTTCTTCCACATCTCAAAGGCAGCACCAATAGTAGGATCATTAGGATTAGCATTAACTCTTTTAATTAAGGTAGATTTATTTAAAGCTCCTGTGCCGATATTAAAACAAATGCTAACTAAAGCATCAAATTGATTCTGATTTATATCATCACGAGTATGGGAATATACGCACAACTCATAGGTCTTTAATACATTCTTAAATAACTCTAATGCTCTTGCCTCTGTTATAGGGCTGTCGGTCATTTTAACTCGTTCTCCGTTCTCATAATAAGTAGAACCTATCCCAATAGTAGGAACTCCTGCACTACACTTATAGGGCTTTAAAACGCATCCCTCTTCTTTTGCTATAAACTTTAATCCTTTCGGTGATACTGACTTTATTTCCATTACTTTAAAAAATCTGTAATTATTTTAACTGCTCCTATTCCAATAAGGGTAATCAATGCCCAAAGATAATTCTTGTATTTCTTGAACTCATCTCTTAAATCGTAGAACGACTTTTTTGTTTCTCTATAATCTCTAACCAAACCTTTGCTATCAGGATCTAATGGGCTACCGGCTAATAGGTCGTGAATATCTTTTACCATTACCTTCATCTCAGCTAATTGCTCTTTAAGGTTTTCTATTTCTTGAGCCATTGTATCAAGCCTATTTTTTTCGTGGGCAGTCATTAGCTTATAATTGTGTTTGTTTTAATACTTAAACCTGTTGAATCAGTAAATAGTGATGAGTAAAGCAAAGCTGAATACTCTCTCTTTTTTAAATCTATTTGATAATCTAATAATACAAAGTCAACAGAGTAATAGCCTATAATCTCATAGTTAAATTTACTGCCTATAAAGTATGAAGCATCAGAAATATATGTACCATCTATTGTAACATTATTTAAACCTACGTTTTTAAGTATATTTGATGTAATAGAACTAAATTCTTGTTTTATGTCTGTATACGATAAACTTTGGCAATATGGCTCTGTTGATTTATAAAATACTCCAGATGCTGGGTTATAGTACTTATCTACTATTGTATTGGTATAACAACTTGTAACAAATAAAGGATTTCTTGTTTTTCCTTCTGATGTCCCTATATCAGTTGGAACATATCTTGTCGCATCCATTATAAATAAATTTGACTTTAAGTCAATAGTTTCATTTGAATTTAAGATACTACCAAACGTAGATGTATATAATTGAGTTGTTGGTAAATTTTGTACATTTGAGCTACCCTTAAAAACCTGCAAATTACAATACTGAACATAAAGCTGAATACTGTCTGGGGCGTTCGCATAAGTATTTATTCTAAAGGGCTGATATTGCCTAATTTTAATTTTTGCTGTATTTGGTATTTCTAAAACTCCCTTAAAATCCCACCATATTCTATCTGAATCCGTAGTATTAAAGTTAGTTGTAGTGTTTAATGGTAAACTTCCAGAAGCACTTGGTATAAAACTTGATTCGAATTTTGAAGTAGCTGAATTATAATAATATTCAACAGGGTTACCATCGTCATCTTTGGTAAGTAATACTAAAGCAACTACTGGTCTTGGTCTTAGGTTATTTTGTGTAGCTCCAGCACCAGCAGCATCAGAAAAGTTTTTTAACCTTCCGTCTGTAAGAGCCGAATATGAAAATGCAACAGTATCCCCTGTTTGTATATCAAATGGTTCACTATCTATAAAATCACCTATGCTAAATCCAGCATTATTCCTACCGACAAATTTTGATGCAAAATCAATCCCTACGGTTTGTGTTTTTATTGTAAAGTATGGATAAAATGGTAATACAGGCATTGAATATTGCTCTGGAACGGTATCAGTAGTAAAATATCTGTTTTCAATACCATCTGGGAATAATGAACCTACTGTTTGATACCAACTATTCAATACAGCCTTTGCTCCTATATATGAAACCGATGACATTGTATAATTCGGAGTGTTAAAGGCAAAAGCGGCTTTATCTTCAATCGATACGTCATTAACTGGATAATTAAACTTTATTGTTTGATTTCTACCAGTATTTTTAAAGTTACTACCCGCATTTAATGTTTCTACAGTATCGTTTTCAACAGTAGTCCCAACAATAGAATAACCAACGTAATCCGTTGTATCATCATAATTGCCTATTAAATATTCAGTAATATTTCTTGATGTATCATTTATTAAATTTTCATAAGACTTTATGTGTATTTTATTATTTTTGTAATATGCTATTAGTCCAAATTGACTACATATTCCAGATAATATATCATAGCAAGTATTATATTTACCAAGTGATTTAAGGAAAGCATTTTTTTGTATATACATTCCATCTAACACCGTTTCAATAGTTTCTGTTCCACCATTTGATGCTCTATATCTATTGTACATAGAATAAGGAAACTCTAAAACTACTTGCTTTGTTATCTTACCAAAATAACAACATCTCATTATCACTTGTTCTAATGAAATATACTCACTAGCATAATATTTTATAAGATTTACTTCTCCGGATGTAAAATTGTAATATTTATTAATCTTCATTAATAAAGTATCAGAAAACTGAAGAGTTAATCTTATTGGAGTTATTTCATTTATAGAAACATCCGTGTTATAAATATAGTGTCCTTGCCAAATAATTTGATATGTATCTACCCCTGTTTTTACCTTTACCTCCAATAGAAAAGTATCTATATCGGCTACAATAAATTCAGTAAAATTAAATCCAGTTGCGTTCCAAATTTGAGTATAGGCATCCCAATTATATGTTACATCATCCCAATTTGCCGGTAAGTCAGAATCGTTTATTACTAAATTTAAAGATGCTTTTGTAGGTATAAATGGTCTGTACCCTGAATCACCGCTACTGTCAGTTTCTATTACAACTGGGCTTCCACCACCATTAATTTCAATTATATCACCAGAGTAATCCTTTCTATATATAGTAGCTACATATTGACCAGGCGTACCCTGAAAGTCATCTGAGAATGGTAAAGTGTATTTAGCTCCGTAACCTGTATATGCCATTAGAAGTAATTTTTTCTATTTTTAGTTGCTCTATCCATTAAGATAACTAAGTCATTCCCACTAATTCTTGTTTCTAAAGAACCTCCCATGTTACCACCACCACCAATAGATCCTGCAATTATTCCTTGTAGTTTATCTAATGGAGCAACTACCTCAGGATTGCTTTTCGCTCCAGGATATTCTCCCATCAATGCGTTTGTTGGGCCTGAGATAATACCACCACTTGCAAATGCTCTAACTCCACCGAAATCACCAGCTGGTTTTTGATCTCCACCACCACCTCCGCCACCTGCTTTAGATGATAATGATCTAACCATTGAACCAACTAAAATTAATGCAGCACCTGCAGCTATAGCCAATCCCGCAGATTTAGGGTCTAATGGATTTTTAAGAGCCTTTCCTAACGCAGTTGCAGCAATACCGGCAGCTAATGTAAGCTCACCTAATTGTACTAATATTGCGCCAATACTACCCAATAATGCTTTACCAGCAGCAGCAGCAACATTACCTCCAGTTGCAAAAGCCTCGCCTATACCACCCATTAATGATGATATTGTATTTACAGCACCATTACTTACTATATCGTTTAATTTTGCATTGAAATCTTCCATTTGCTTTGCAGCATTTTCAGTTTCAGTAGCAATATTAAATTTACTTTTTAAATCCGTTAAACTTGCACCTAATGCACCAATTACAGTATTCAGTCCAGAGAATTGTGCTAAGGCAGGGTTTTCTTTTGCTAATGCTTGGAATTTAGATAATGCATCGGCAGTAGCCTCAATCTCTTGTTTTATTTGTTTACTCTTACTCAGGTCTGCCCCTGAGAAAATATCTATTCTTTTTGATTCTAATGATTTTGCTACCTTGTCAATTTCAGTTAAGAACTGAGTTTGTTTCTTCAAATCCTCTTGCTTACTTATTAAAGCATCATAGGTAGTATTTAATTTTTGTAATTCAGTAACAACATTTTTTACAGCATCGCTATTTGGTTTGTAACCCTCGTCTACTAATGATTTTAAAGCAGACTGATACGCATCTATTTTACCCTTTACTCTTTCTAATTCAGTTAAAGTCGGGTCTAAGTTTAATGCGGTTATGGTATCCCTTAACTTCTTTAATATTTCTTCTATGCCACTAAGACCTGTTTTTGCTGAACCATCAGCCATCCTACTAACATATGCCTCTGTATTTTTACCAATCTCTCCTGTTAATGTTACATTTCTACCATTTAATATATTGGTATCAGTTATAGCATTATTTATTACTTTTTGCTGATTTTCAATATCTTTTTGTATTGACCTTACTTTTATAAATGGGTCTGTTACAGCAGCACCACCACCAGTAACTGATGAACGAAGTGTATTTTGATTTGCCGCAACTTCATTAGCCCTGGCCTCTTCTTTTAATAACTCTGTATTTAGTTTTGTTATTTTAGATTGAGCTTCTAATACTCTTGTTTTATTATCTAATATCCTTGTAGCATTCTCTACTATCTTATCTTTAGCAGCCTCAGCCATTGCAGCCTGAATAATACTATCTCTTAATGTATTATAAGCACCAGAAGCCTTACCAGCAGCAATAGCCTCTGCACTTAAATTGCCTAATGTAGTAGGATATTGTTCTTGTAATTGTTTTGCTGCCTGTAATCTCGTTTTAGTTGAATTTGTTACATTTGTAGCAGCCCTATAAAGAATATCTAAACTTGTAACCTCTTCTAAGGCTGCTTGTTTTCCCTTTAATTGTGATTCTGTTGCATCATCAAGACTACTTCTCCATTCATCAATATTTACTTTATTTTTCTTTACAGCCTGAGAGCTATAAGCCCAAACTGTTAATGCAGCAGTTAGTATTGATCCAAGTAATGATAAAGCAGTTCCAACACCAGCAGATAAGCCAGTAAGTAAAACTAATTGGTCAATTAATATAGGAATGTTGTTTGATATGGCAAGTAATCCCAATCCGAATGACTGAGAAAAGAAACCTGCATCACGAATAACTTGGCCGAAAGCGAAAGCGGCTAACCTTGCTCTACCCGATTTATCATTACTTTCTTGGAATGTCCTATTTAGGGATGAAACAGCAACTGTGGCTTTTTCCGAAGATTCCTTTATTATCTTACCTGTGGCATCTGCATTATTGCCAACTTTGCCCATTAGGCCTTGTACGTTCTTTAACGATGCCTCTAATTGAGATAAGTCAGCACTTATTTTTACCTGAAAATTACTATCCATTATTGTCTAACTTTTTAACGACCTCGTAAAATTCCTCTTTTGTTATCGCCGGTTGTTTAGGTTTTTTTATTTTACCTAAATTATCTGTCCATAAAGGAAGTATTTTGTCAGGGGATTTTTGATCGTTTCTTTTGCCTACATTCGAGTTATATATCATAGATATAATTGTTCGAGTATGCTCCCACTTCTTAGTTTCCCTTTTAATATGCCCATAAGCAAACCTATTATAGTCAGCCCATGTCATATCATAGAATTGGTCGGGGAGAAGTCCTACATCACCTATGGCGAAGTCTAAAACCTCCCCCCAGCCTATTTTTTTGGCGTTTTAGAATTAGATTTTGATGATGCCTCTATTGCTTCATTGGTTTCAACTATACCCTGAGATACTTTAACAGACTCTTCAAATAGTTGAATAATATCTGAAATTTGACTCATAGCCATATCATCTACCCATGCTAAAACATCTTCTTGCGTGAAGTCCTCTACCTCTTTTTTAATGAAGCAATTATTTCTAAGTCCACAATAAACCAAGTCAGCACATAGCTTAATTGGATTCGTTTCGTTAAACTCTGCTACACCAGTACCATTGAGTTTAGAGTATTCCATCAATGCGTAATTACCAAATTTGATACCACGCTTTTTACCACCTAATTCTAATTGAATATAACCTGTCATAATTTTTCTTCGTTAAATAAATGTGGCTATCGCCCGAAGAAGATTAATTAGGATACGGTAGATTGGGTTAATGCACCCGTTCCTTGAAAAGATACGCTGAAACCAGCAGGGCTTTCCATATCAGCAGTTTGGCTGATAGAAGAAATAAATGCGTTACCGCTAAGTTTCATGTCGCCTGAAGTTGCAGTTGAAAATTCCACAGCTAC